ACGTCATTACGTCTATAAAAGTGATTTTGAGAACGCTTTTCAAAAGATGGAGGATCACATGATCCGCATCGAAACTAAACTCGACCAACTCACATTGAGAAATGGCCAATAAAAAAGCTACAGAGGATATGTTTAACGAGTTACATAATCTCGTTACTACTGAATTCCTTAAAAGAATTAAGAGTGGAGAGGCTACCGCTCAAGAACTAAAGGCTGCATGTGATTGGTTGGCCAAAAATGATATCAGTGGTGTTGCACTTGAAGGTTCACCTCTTGATCAACTGGTCAACATCCTTCCCAAGGTTGACCCAGAACTAGTACGGAGTCGGATGAATGGCACGAGACTGGAAAAAAGAGTATAAGGCTCGTTCTGAATACTTAAAGTCATATCGTCGTGCTCATCGAAAAGAAGATGCTGCACGAGCAAGAGCACGTCGCTCAATGGGTTCTATCCCCAAAGGTCATGAAGTAGACCACAAGGACAGTAATCCAATGAATAACTCCCGTAACAATCTACGTATTGTTCCACGTAGAACCAACCGTGCAAAGGGAGCACGTAAGACGAACGCTAAACGGTAATGACTCCACTACTTCCCTCGCCTGACCACTATCTCCAAAATCTAATAACCATGACAAGTCCAGAAGCAAAACGGCTCTGGCGGAGAGCCATTAAAGAGCACTTCAACTGTCAATGTGTTTACTGTGGAGAAACTTATGACGCTAATGAACTTACTCTTGATCATGTTCGACCTAAAGCATATGGAGGATCAGATCTTACATCCAATCTTGTGCCCAGTTGTAGATCGTGTAATCAGGCAAAGGGAAGTCAAAACTGGCTCCAATGGATGAGAGCCACCTTCGGGGAAAACCCCAATAAAGAACAACTTATTCTCTCTTGGATTAATTAATTATGGCAGCTAAGAAAAAGCCCACCATGCTGCAACGGCAGCGAGCTCTACGTAAGCAGCAACAACAAACTAAACAGCAATCCTCTCGTCAACTACCACCTGGCAATAAGGGCGGTTCAGTAACCAAGCCAAGAGTTGCTATGGCTAAGTCTGGCTCTGCTAAGCCTACCCCACCCAATTCGACTGCACCTGTAGAGCGGGTTCGTGTGCGCGATCTTGGCAGCACTAAACCCAAGCCGATGGCTGGTGGTTCCCAACGAGCACTTCCTCCTGGTCGACAAGGCGGTGCAATGACTCGTGTTGCAGGTGCTGCTGGCAAAGCCGCTGCTGCCGGTCGCATGCTTCCCATTGTTGGCACTGTTCTTGGTGCTGCTTCAGAGGTTTCTGCGATGGCTGATCGTCAGAAGCGTTGGGATGACTACAAGCGTCGTACTGGTCTGGATAAAAAGACCCCAGCTCAGACTGGTGGTACTCGCCGTGGAGGTGCTGCAGGGTCCCGCACTGATTCATCCGCTAAACCGACCAAACCACCGTTGAGTAGCACTGGTGTGCGTACACCTAAGGGCAACACTGTCGCTACCGGTAGCCCTGAGTACAACCGTTACCGTCAAGCACAACTGGACGCTACTAAACAGCGCAGCAAGCAGGTTCGTGACACCACGCCTTCACGTCAGTCTTCTCCCCAATCCGGGGGTGGTTCTACTCAATCTCAGAGTGGTGGCGGTTCCTCTCGTCCTTCTACTACCCGTCAATCCTCCCCAAGCTCTACACCTAAGCCTCGCTTCACTGGCTCTGTTGATGAAGGTCGCAAGATGTGGGCAGAGAAGTTCTCTTCTTCTAAGTACGACGGACAAGCCATCCAAAAAGAAGCTAAGCGTCTTCTTGAAAAGATGAACAAGAAGAAGGAAGACAAGTCTGGTGCTTCCAAAGCTGGCTGGGACGGCAACAAGAACTACTAATCATCGCTGAGAGGCCTCTACAAGCGTCTGTAGGGCCTCTCTTTTTCTATTTAGGTACAATCTACCGTGAACGATATTCTTGAGGCTTTACGGGGCGATTTCAAGCTCTTCTTACAAGCACTATGGCAACAGCTTGATCTACCCTCACCAACCCGTGCTCAATACGCTATCGCAGACTACCTTCAACTAGGTCCTAAGCGGCTACAGATCCAAGCTTTTCGTGGTGTTGGTAAAAGCTGGATTACTGGTGCTTTCGTGTTGTGGACACTCTTCAATAACCCAGAAAAGAAGATCATGATTATCTCCGCTTCAAAGGAGCGTGCAGATAACATGTCTATCTTCCTTCAAAAGCTCATTATCGAGACACCTTGGCTCTCACATTTGAGACCAAAGAGTGATGATGCCAGGTGGTCTCGTATCAGCTTTGATGTCAACTGCTCCCCTCACCAAGCACCGTCCGTTAAGTCCGTTGGTATTACAGGTCAACTCACGGGTTCTCGTGCAGACCTGATGATTCTTGATGACATCGAAGTACCTGGTAACTCAATGACAGAGATGATGCGAGAGAAACTCCTTCAACTCTGCACTGAAGCTGAGTCCATCCTGACACCCAAGAAGGACTCACGCATTATGTACCTTGGTACACCACAGACAACCTTCACCATCTACCGCAAGCTGGCTGAACGGAACTACCGACCCTTTGTCTGGCCAGCACGTTACCCCCGTAAAGACAAGCTCAGTCAATACGAAAACCTCCTTGCACCACAGATCGTTGAAGACATCGAGATGGGTGCAGAAGAGTGGTCTCCAACTGACCCTGACCGCTTCCAATCAGATGACCTGTTGGAACGGGAAGCAGCCATGGGTCGTAGCAACTTCATGTTGCAGTTCATGCTGGATACCACCCTTAGTGATGCTGAGAAGTTCCCACTTAAGTTCTCAGATCTCATCGTTACCTCAGTAAACCCAACACAAGCTCCTGATTCAGTGGTGTGGTGTTCTGACCCACGTAATGTCCTTAAGGATCTCCCAACCGTAGGACTGCCTGGTGATTACTTCTACTCACCCATGCAACTACAAGGTGATTGGAGTGATTACACCGAAACAATCTGCTCTGTTGACCCATCTGGTCGTGGTTCTGACGAAACAGCAGCTACATACATCTCACAAAAGAATGGCTTTCTCTACGTTCACGAAGTACGAGCGTATCGCGACGGTTATAGCGACAATACACTTCTTGACATCCTTCGTGGGTGTAAGCGGTACAATGTTACTAAACTCCTTATCGAAACCAACTTCGGTGACGGTATCGTCGCAGAACTGTTTAAAAAACATCTCCAACAAACCAAACAAGCAATAGACGTAGAAGAAGTCCGAGCAAACGTCCGTAAAGAAGACAGGATCATTGATGCTCTTGAACCGGTGATGAATCAACACCGCCTTATCGTTGATCGTGGTGTGGTGGAGTGGGATTATGCTTCCAATAAAGATGGAGCACCAGAAGAACGTCTTCTTTATATGCTCTTCTACCAGATGTCTCGGATGTGCCGGGAGAAGGGTGCTGTCAAACATGACGACAGATTGGACTCCCTTGCACAAGGTGTGAAGTACTTCACTGATGCCATGTCCATCAGTGCCTACGAGACCGTCAAACAACGACGTATGGAGGATTGGCAAGACCTCCTGGAAACCTTCGTAGATGACCCTCAAAGCGCCGCTAACCACCTTGTCCTTGGTATGGACCTAGACCAACGCCGAAAGGCTAGAGGCGGTGGAAAACACGGGTCTATTCCCACGTGGGTCTAAAAATAAGACACCAGTTGTAGCAAGTCATCTGACCAAGGGCGGACTTAAACGGGGGAAGGGGGAGTCGTGTCTCACGTAGACGTGATCCCCAACTCCCCTCTATCAATGTCCCTGGGGATGGACATTCTGTGAGTACTGGACTCAAACTGACACAAATGACACAATTAATTGTAGTAGTTATTATCCTCAGTGAAGGAAGAGGACGAAGTCCGATGACTGAACGAGTGATTGGATAATTCTTTACTACTCAATTGAAGTTGTTCTTTGGGGGTTAGAGGAGACTGAATCTAGATCATCTGAATGGCCTCTTGAATGGCCATCTGAATGATACAGGATTCCTTTTCTTTATTTAAAAATCCCAGTACGTACTACTTACTAACAAACCAACTAATGCACACCGTACAACTTATCCACATCACACCTGAAGCAGAGAACCTCATTAGCTACATGGCTAGAGTCTCTAATCCATCTAATCAATCAAACACTGAGACCAGTGCTAAATTAATTAAATACCTCATTGATCATCATCATTGGTCACCCTTTGAAATGGTCAATATGTGTGTAGAAATTAACACCACTCGATCTATAGCAGCTCAGATCCTTCGTCATAGAAGCTTCTCATTTCAAGAATTTAGTCAACGGTATGCAGATGTAACTACCATTGGTACTCCAATCATTCCAGCACTACGTAGACAAGATTTCAACAACAGACAAAATAGCATTGATGATCTTGATACATCAAAGAAACAACAATTCCTTCGTCGTATTCAACAACACTTTGCAGAAGCAGAAGATCTCTACAGAGAAATGGTGTCAGCAGGTGTAGCGAAAGAATGTGCAAGAGATGTCCTTCCTCTTAGTGCCCCTTCTAGGATCTATATGAATGGAACAATTAGGTCTTGGTTACATTATTGTGACTTAAGAACTGCTAATGGTACTCAAAGAGAACATGCAGTGATAGCAGGTCAAGTTCAAGACATCCTTTATCAACACCTTCCTAATGTCTGTGAGGCTATGTGGAACAGAA